TTATAGTCAGTGGAGTATAGTCTTGATTCAATATCAAACAAGGTTTATGTACCATTTGTTAAAAAATCCTATAAAAAAAGAGCTACACAAAGATTTTACTTTGAATAGCTCTAGTGTTATTACAACTTATTCTTCAACGGCATTTGCCTTTTCATTTGCTTCAATTAATAAAGGAAAAACTTCATCTAATTTTTTACATGCATCATGTAGTCCAGCTTCATGACAAGACTTAGATAAATTTTCCCACTCATAAACCAAAGCACTCAGGCTATTCTTTTCTAGATTATTTGCAACCTTTTGATTTGATTCTTTAAAAAGACCGCTTATCGCGGGCCAAAAAAGTAACAATCCACCAAGTCCTACTAGAATCCATTGAAATGTATCAAGGTTCTGAAGTAATTCCATATTAACACCTACTTGGTTTCACGAACGGTATCGCCAATAACCCAAGCCACTACAATACTTGCTACCGCAACTACTTGATCTGTGTCAAGTTCAACACCCAAAATATCTTGGCCTACAACTGCCGCCAAACCAGCAGCAGCAACCCAAAATCTTCTGGAGGCGATCATTGATTTAACTTTGCTATTCATTATTTCTCCTCTAGGTTAAAAAGTTTAGTACGAGCTGGGAGAGACATCTCTTTAGTTAGTTTAGTCATAGATTGATAAACATATTTAGCCTCTCTTCTATTTTCAAAATCCTTTCTTACTGTTCTCCATAGTATCCATTTTTCAAGAACAGACATGTTGCCAAATTTTTCAGCAATTTCTGTTGCATCTTTGTCACTGTGGGTATCTTTCCACAATTTTACAAGTTCTATTATTATTTTTATAATAGTTATAATAGTAATAGGATCAAATCCATATTTCTGATCTTGTCTCGCGTATTGTTTAAGATCATTGCCAACTTGCCAAGCAAGTTCTTCTGCATAATCTTTTAGTTTTTCCGCCATTTTAAAAGACCTTTTTTCTTTTTCTCTTGTATTATGGTTGGTGATTTTATTTCTTCTTGTATAGGAGGTGGTTCTTCACCACTACTTTTACAAGCAGGATTATGTTTACATTCTTCTCCAGACTCTATACACGGACAATCAGTTTTATGACCATCACCATGTATCACATATCCTTTACCATTACAAATACACTCAGTATCTACAACAGTATCAGGTATATCTTCATCTAAATTATACTCTGCAATTACAGCTTTTGCCTTATCTTTATATTTTTCAAAGACATCATCATGTAAACTACTGTATAATTTCCAAGCAAATCCATAAAATAATTTTTCTAGTTTTTGCTTTTCTTCATCGGTTAATGGATCACTTTCGTTTTGAGGGCCGATTGTTTCTTCAATTGCTGATGCAGCAGCAGGAGAAAAATCAGGATATTTTTTTTGCCCATTTTCTAAAAGTAACTCGTTTCCGATTGTATTCTTACCAACATAGTCCAAATAATATTGAACTTGAAGGTTAGATTCTAAATTTGTTTTTGGAACTCCTTCTGATATAGAAAAAAAAGTACCTGAAAGTTTATTAGAATCAGTTTCGCTTGTTATTTCTGGAAGTTTATTAACTAAAGAAACAATAGAAGAGTCTGGAGCCTTTAACTTTGGTGCTTCTGATTTTTTAATTTTATCATAAAAAATACCAGCAGCAACAAGCAAGACTCCTAATAGAACTCGTAATCTAGAATCCATTACACCCATCCTCCAAGTCCATAGTCAGGAAGCTGTCGTGCTGGGAAACCATCAAAATTACTAAATACAAAAGAACCCTTTGCATTTAATATTGATCTAGCATCCTTTTCTCTTACCCAAAAACTACCATCAGGCTGTCCATGCCTTTTTGGTCCGCTATTCCATTTTCCCCAACTATTTTGTATTAAAAATAGAGTTTCATCATAAATTTCTCTAGTATCATCACAACCAATCCAAGCCATAGCATGACTCCAGCTACCCTTTCTTGTAGCTATTCCATTTTTATCTCTTGTAGAGGTAAAACCAAGACCACTACAGCAAGATAATGCATAGCCATTAGCCAATGCGTCTCTTGCTTCTTCTACAGTAGTCACCATAGATATTGTCTGTATTTGATGTTTATTAGCCTCCTTATGGTATATATCAAAAGGAACTTCATGTTTAGCACCAATTCTTGAATTATAAACAGACAAATCACAGTTTGGATATTTCTTTCTTAAAAGAACGCCTCCACTCTCATGAACATATTTTGCAGCACCGGCACAAGTCATACCTTGTCTTTTATGACCGCGACTTTGATAAATCGCCTCCGTAGCACCACGAGCAACAAAAGATTCTTGCTGCCCTTTGATGTCAATTTCAACGGCTCTTGTTATGTCCACAGCATTTCTAGTAGAATGAGAGACACAATCGCCCGTAGTCTGTCTTTCAGAAGGACCAAAATCGGGAACGAATTTCATAAGAGATTTAAACGGTAAACTCAATTTGCCAGCACCAGATTCTTCAAGAGAATAGGCAGCAGCACCAAAAAGGGGTTTTCTAAGTTTGCCCAGAAGCTCTAAAATCTCTTCTGGATCACATTCACCGCCAGCAAAGCCATTATTGTAGGCATTTAGAAGCTCTTGTGGTGAATTAAAATCATCACTCATTTCTATATCACCCTACCCTTTCATTACGAGGAATACGGATAGCCCCTTGCCAACCATGAATACACCAAAATAATTACAACATATCGCCCAAATCCATATCATCCAAATCATTTTTACTAGCACCAATCTTATAGCTAGTAATTTCATGCTCTTGGGGGGCAACTTGTACGCTTTCACTCTGCATCCAAGGCTCAGTCCATCCGGCAATCGGGTTTCTACCTACAGTTTCATAAGGTAGTCCAATATTCTTGCGTCTTGTCATACACAACCATTCGACATACTGATGCAAAACTACTTCATTAAGTCCTATAATAGAACCATCTTTGAATAAGTATGATGCCCACTCTTTCTCTTCTTTTGCTGCATTTTCAAACATCTTAACGGCATCTTCTTGACATTCTTTTGCGATCTCAACAAAACCTTCACTTTCTTCTTTATTTAAGATTTTTAGTATTTCTTGAGTATTTGTAAGGTGTAGAGCCTCATCTCGCTTAATTAGCTTAATAATATCTGCATTTCCTACCATCTTTTTATTTTCTGCAAATGCAAAACTACAAATAAAACTAACATAAAATCTAACAGCTTCAAGTATATTGATACTAATGACAGTCATGTAGATTTGTTTTTTTAGATCACTTAGTTTTGTTGAACTGCAACTCATACCCATAAGATTATTATAATCTTCAATCGCAGATTTTGCGCGTTTCATGATCTCTTTATCTTCATAGATGCCACCAAATACCTCTGTAGAGTCTGGATATACGTTTTGAATAATATATGAGTATGATTGACTATGGATTTTTTCAAAAAACTGCCAAGTCATCAAGCACGCTTCTAGTTCTGTATTTGTTACATATTCTAAAAGTGTTGGAACTCCACGACAAATAACACTATCGAGCATTGTCTGGTACTTTAAATTAGAAGTAAAAATAAACTTCTCATTATCAGACATTTCTTTAAAATCACCACGATCTTTCTTTAATTCAATCTCTTCTGGTCGCCAGAAGTTCATCATTTGTTTACTGTCAAGATCCTTAAAAATAGGATATTTTAGCGTATCATACCGTTGAACACCTAGATCCTTGCCTAAAAAAAGTGGCTGACTCATAGGGTCAATATTTTTTGTATTAAAAATAGTTTTCATTCTGATTCTTCCCAATTGTAAAATTTTTCTAAGAACTTATCGTATATATTAGCATACTTGACTTCCTTACAAATCAAGTTATAAAGTTTTTTAGGTAGTACGCCGAGTCCATCTCTAGAAAAAGATCTAGTCCCACATTCCTTTACTACCTTATCATTCCTACTTATGATTACTTTGCAAGAAATAGTATTTAGTCTTATTGACCAGTTATCTATCTTACATCTAATCATTAGATCGAACAAGCTCCTCCTGCACAACCCATTTCTTTTTCAGTCTCACCATCCCCATCTGGGGTATTAGCATAGTAGAAATTTTTTAAACCATATTTGTATCCGTAAATTTGATCTTTAATTAACACGCTAAGTGGAATATTACCATCTTCAAAATGAGAATAATTATAATACAAATTAGTACTCATACTCATATCTACAAATTTTTGTATAACAGCAGCAATATTCATTAAGTCTTTATTGCTTTGCATTTCCCATGCTAGTGTGTAATAATTTTTACGCATGTGATAATTTGGAACTAATTGCTTCAAGACACCATTCTTAGCCTTTTTATGAATCAATAAACTTCTGACTGGCTCAATTCCATTGGTGCTATTTTGAATAACCGAACTAGATTCACATGGCATAATAGCAGATACGGTCGAGTGTCTCAGACCATACTGTTTAATATTTTCACGAAGTGCTTCCCAGTCCATATTATAATGAGGCTTTACTAGCTCATCAACTGTCTTTTTGTACCAATCAATAGGCAAAAGACCTTTAGAGTATTTAGTATCATCGAACTTAGCACACGCGCCTTTTTCTTTTGCTAATTCACAACTAGCATTTAACAAGTTCCATTGGATTTGTTCCATAGTTTCATGGATTAATTCAAGTGCAGCCTCATCACCGTACTTTAATTTATTCTTTGCTAAAAATCCAGCTAAATTTGTTACTCCAACCCCCAAAGACCTTCTGTTCTTTGTGAAATTTTCACCAGCAGGAACAGGATAGTCTTGGTAATCAATAACAGCATCCAATGTTCTAACTGCCATTCTACAAGCATTTTCAACATCCTTCTCATTACTAAGCTCTAAAAGATTTATAGCAGATAAAATACATATTCCAATTTCACCTTCGGAGTCATTAATATTTTTAATTGGAACAGTTGGATGAATAATTTCTTGACAAAGATTAGACATATGGCAACGGATATCCCAAGATCCATTTTCATTTGCAGTATCAATATTCATACTGTAAATTCTTCCTGTTTCAAGACGTTCCTTAGCATAAATTTGCGCAAGCTGCCTAGCAGGAATCTTTTTCCTAAACTTTAGAGATCTTTTATTCTCATATTTAAGATACAGTTCTTCAAATTTTTCGTTATCACCAAATGCTTCATACAACCCCTTCGCCTCATGTGGACTAAACAAGGTAATATCTTCATTTGCAATCAGTCGATCATAGAATAATTTGCAAAACTGAATACTATAATCTAGCTTTCTAACCCTATTATCGTCAGTTCCAGCATTATTCTTTAGTACTAGAATATCCTCTATCTCATAGTGCCAGAATGGTACATGTACGGTCGCAGAGCCTCCACGTAAGCCGTTTTGAGAAGTGGACTTGACTGCTGACTCAAAGTTTTTTAAATAAGGTATAAGACCTGTATGGATTACCTCTCCACCTCTAATTGGTGAATTGATTGGCCTCATTCTTCCGATATTGAGTCCGATTCCGGCTCGTCTTGCAGTATATTTTCCGACTGCATGTATGCTAGAGAAAATGCCATCAAGATTGTCATCAACATCCACCAATACACAGGATGCAAACTGTCTAATATTAGTCCGAACGCCTGCCATGATAGGAGTAGGCAGATTAATCTTGAAAGTCGAGTAACAATCATATGCTTGCTTTACTTCATTTATTGTATCAAATAGACACATAGCAATAGCCATATAAGCAAACTGTGGAGTCTCATATATTTTGCCAGTGCTTCTATTTTTTACAAGATATTTATCTATTAACTGTTGAAGTCCTGCGTAGGTAAACTGATCGTCCCTGCTATGATTGATATATTTACCAAGAGAATCTATCTCGGTATCACTCCACTTATCAAGCATCTTACTATCATAAACACCATTATCTACATTTCTTTGAAGAAATAAAAGAAAATCAGTTGGCTGATCTCCGTGACCCCAAACCTCTTTTCTTAGTTGCATATTTAGTAATCTAGCTGCTACATACTGGTAGTTGGGACTATGTTTTGATATTAGATCATTAGCAGACTTAATTAAGATCTTATGTATCTCTTCTGTAGAAACCCCATCATATAACGAAAGATTAGCGTTCATTTCAATATCAGAAAAATTAACTCCGTTTATACCATTAGTTGCCCATTCCACTACCTTATGAATTTTTTCTACGGAGAAATCTTCTTTGTTGCCATTTCTTTTTGTTACTTGCATTTATTCTATCCATCCTTTTGTTTAATAAAAAACCCATCCCAAAACAATTATACTTTGGGACGGGTGCTAATTTTCAGAAGCGACACTTTTATTGACCACTTAAACCTAAAAATATTTGTTGTCAATCGAGTAAGGAATTGTACTATTATAATAAGATTTATTGTGGCGGTTTAATTTTAACGCCAGAAAGTGTGTCGCTTTAACGGTGAGTTGATCTATTTAAGATTTCAACGCTCTTTAAGTATTCTGGCTCTTTATTATACACCCCAATAAAGTCGCCATTATCAATTAAAAAAAATATTTTTACTATATTGAGTAAGGCTTACACCAGCTTCGTCAAACATATTTTTTGTTATTTCAAAAGATTCTTTCCATCTTTCATTAGTATTTATTAAAGTTACCACTCTTTTTATTCCAGACTGGATTATCATACCAGCACATTCACTACATGGCATAAATGGATATGTATAAAGAGTTGTATTTTTTAAAGAAGTATTTGCAAATAGTAAAGCATTTCTTTCTGCATGTACCATGTATTTATACTTTATTTCTCTGTTAGAGTAGCGTTCAGAACTATCTAGAACCCCTTCTGGAAAACCATTGTATCCAACAGATATTATTCTTCTATCGTCAGTTATGACTGCACCTACTTTTGTGCTAGGATCTTTGCTCCATGTTGATACTAATTTAGCAAGCTCTAGAAACCTTTGATCCCATTTTATATCAACCATACTTTTTCATAGCCTTTAAGGTGCATGAGCATCTATCAATAAAGTTATTTACAGGTTGATCTTTTCTGATCGTTCCTCCTCTTCCAGAACCAACCTGAAATCTGAGGTATCCTCTACCATAACATTCCTTACAATTTTCATCTGCATATAGACTAACTACATCTGGGTCAACTTGATAAGTATGACTATTAATATCAGGTTTATGACCGTAGTTAAATTCTTTCATTACTAGCTCCAAAAAAAAAGACAGAGTATCAAACCATTAAGGAATTATACTCTGCCTTTTGACAAAAGCGATTATTGTTTTCAAATTATTCTTTCTTCTTGCTGTTAGTATAGGTTGACAAAACACTTGTCATGATGTCAATTTTAGCATTAAGATTACTTTCTAATCTGTCAAGTTTTTGTTCAATTTTTGAATCAAATGATTCAATTTTTCTTTCTAACCTTTCAATTCTAGAACTTATTTGATCGTTCACTTTTTGTTCTATCATTTCTATTTTTCTTCCTTGAGATATAACGCCCCTTAGAGTATATCCAACTACAGGAATAAATACAATGGCAACTAATTCAATTATAATCCTTACCGTTTCTATCCAGCCAGATTCCATAATGTTCTCCGCTTGGTCAGGTGCAGCCCATTAGACTGCACTAAAGATGTATAATAAGTTATATTACCAGTTGGTTTTTTCTTTGTAATTGTCTTGTACTGGAATTGGGCTACCATCGCGGTAAACCAACTCGCCGGGTACTGTTTGCGTTGGGTTAGCTGCATTATCTGTTCCACTAGCTTTAACAGTAGCAGAAACATCAGCATTACCAGCAATATCCCATGCGCCAGAGTCAGCAACAGTAACAGCAGGAGAGAATACACCTGAGTATTCATTCCAGCCACCAGTGCGAACTGCTGTCTTATAGAAGTAAGTTGAAACGACACCAACCTGATGGATTGAATCGCTTGCATTTGCAGAGTTAGAAGCACCACCCAATAGTGTTGTGTTTGAAACTCCAGCCAAATCTCTGGTTACTCTAACAATGACTTGATCTCCAGCATTGAAATCACCAGCAGAAAGTGGTGAATCAATATTTGAAAGACCTGATGGGACTGTAATGTAAGTGATACTTCCGTTTCCAAGATTAACTGAGTCAGCAAGGAAGCGTGTATCTGTTACATTTCCGCCATTACGAATAGTTCCAACGTCATTATTTGCATTAGCAGGCAATCCATTAACAATAGTATCATTTGCTCCACCAGCAATATTCCAAGCAGTCATTTTAAATCTCCAAATAATTTATTTTGCTTGGATTAGTCCTTTCATTCCTACAAAATTAAAATCCTGTTCCTTATATAGCTATATTTACACCAAAAGTTCTAAGTTATATATCCTCATTCCAAATATTTCTGCTTGTTTTAAAAATTCAATTTGTTCTTTTTTCCACATGTAACCATTGAATATTACAGAAGTATTTGAGCTATCTTCTATAAGTTTAGAGTTAATAAGGTTGTCAAAAAAATCATCATGATGATATCCAACTGTAGGAAACATTATATCAATCCCCATCTCATTAAATATCTGACTTAAAGTTATAATGTTAGAACTTTTCCTATAGTCAAGAAATAATCTTAGAGTTGCTTCATAATCTTGACAAATATTAATTATAGTAAGTATTTCTTTTTTTAATTCCGTAAACTTTTCTTTTAAAAAGTAATCATTAGGAACATAATCAATACAATTTGCTCCAGACTTTAGGCTGTTTATTGTCATGTTATATCTTACTTTTGATGAAGAAAGCCCACATGGATAATCAATTGAACTAGCTAAAATGATATCGTCTGGTAGATACTCTTTCATACTTCTTATCATATGAATTGGCAACGCCAAACCATTTAATTCTAGCTTAATAGCCTGATATATCTTTTTCGTCTCTTCATCATAGCTACTAATGTTTTTGTTATAGTTGCAGTATTCAATATACATTATTTTAATATTCCATCAACAAACCCAAAATCAATAGCTTCGTTTGGAGTCATGTACCAGTCTCCACCATTTAATTTTCTTTTTATGTATGCTTTTGTTTTAGAAAGCGAATAGTTAGATTCTTTAAAGAACTTCCCTGTCTTATGACATTTTTCTGCATAAATATCAACCATTTGCTGCGCTGCATTTTTTTCAAATGCTGCTAGATTCTGAGAACTTAGATAGTGACCACTAATTTCACTACTTCCCCAGTGAACCATAAAGGTTGAATTTTCTGTAATTAATCTTTTTGTGGCAGACTGTATAATAATAGTACCCATAGAGCATAGCTGCCCATAAGCAATAAAAGTTGTTTTGCACCTGCAATTTCTAATAGCATCATATATTCCCATTCCAGAATACCAACAACCGCCTACTGTTTGCATATGTATGGTTATTGATTCTTTATTTAAATTCTTTAGTATATTTATATTCTTAATAAAGTTTTGTAACATCCTGTGATCTACGCCAGCAGATTCTCCTGAGTCGTCAAATTCATTTATATATATTTCTCTGTTTTTAACGTCAATCCCATAATTATGAATCTCACTAACAATATCTCTATTCATGATATTACTCCGCTACATTGACAAGTGCCTGTTTAACTGAGTGCATAACATCTCTATCCCTGAATAGTTTTGCAATAGCTATTCTAAATCTATACGGAGTCAATACATCTATTGTCTCTACTCCCGGACAAGACTCAATTATATCAACATATCTGTCTAGGATCTTAAAATTAGTATGCCCTACCCAAAATTTAAAATGACTGCTTGCTAAAGAAGTTTCAGTTAGTGGAAGAACACCAAATGGGGTTATAATTGTCTTAATTGGACGTTCAAACATTGATAGCTCATCACCAAGATCAACTTGCTCTTGATGCGCCTGATCTTCTTCTTCTACATAATCTTCTTTTGATTCAAGCATATCTTCAAGATACTCTTGAAATTGCTGCTCATAAAGCATTTTAGCGCTATTTAATTCTTCATTATCATAAGCATCTATCCAAGGTTCCCAATAGACATCATTTCCTTCTGGAATCGGAATATTTTCATATTTACTCATTGGTTTACCTCTGAATTTGTTATACTGCGACTTGACCAAAGTTTATTTTCTCATGACACTCGTATCCTAAAATGTCAAAATCCTTGTGTGTCCAGCTATATATATCATATGGTTCATGAATAGATATTGTTGGTAACTTTTTGGGATTCCTAGATAGCTGCTCTTTTGCTCCTTCGATATGATTTTCATATATATGACAATCCTCAAGCACCCCAACTAATTCTCCAGCTACCATATTAACTTCTTTTGCAATAAGTTCTAAAAGTAGCCCATAGCTTGCGATATTAAATGGAACGCCAAGCATTAAATCTGCTGATCTTTGCTTCCAACATAAATTTAATACACCATTTAGATGCACGATTGTAAAGGAATAATGACAAGGAGGAAGAGCCATCATATCCATTTGTTCGGGATTCCAAGCAGAAACAACCATTCTTCTGTCATTTGGATTTGTTTTTAGCGTATCAATTACTTTTTTTAATTGGTCAGAATTATCTTTTCCTCCACATTCTTCACATCCATAATTTTTATTCCAATTTCTCCATTGATATCCGTATATTGGCCCTAAATCATCTTCTGTTTTCTGGATAAGTTTTATTGATTCCTCGTCAAAATTGCTACCAGCAACTATATGTTCTATACTTTTAGGGTTTGCCCATTCATTCCATATGTTGCACCCCTTTTCTTTGTACCATGATTTGCTAGTTATTCCAGAAATAAAACCCTCTAGTTCAACAGCAATAGTCCTATATGGCATCTTTTTCGTTGTCAGCAGAGGAAATCCAGACCTCATATCGTGACGAAATATTTCACAAAATGTACTGTATGTATTGATTCCAGTCCTATTTGTTTTTTTAATCCCATTTTCTAGAACATTTTTTACTATATCGTTATATTGTTTCATTTTAGTGCTTCCCTGAAATTAAAAACTTTAGATGCCCTTACAGCAACTTCTTCTAAACTTTCATCTTTATTTTCAACATCTATCAGTAGATTATCATATTCTACCATTTTTAGTAATGTTTTTGCATTAAATTCTATCTTTTCATCATCATTATCTGCCCATAGCCTTAATGACTGAACAACAAATGAACTTAGTTCTCCTGCATCCATATGGTATAGCAGTAGACTCAGAACATTTGCTGCTTCATCGGATGTGTCGTCAATATTCGCATAAACATTGAAATCCCCATTATCTGAAAAGAAATCAATTACTATAGTTCCAGAAGGCTTCCTAGTAATTTCTTCTTCAGTATTTTCTGGTTCTATTTTTTCTTGTTTAGCTCGCTTAAAAAATCT